TTCATTAGTTGGTAATTTATTTCTATCCAAGGCCCATTTGTAGTTTTGGCTTTCGAGAGCTAGATTTGCACTACTTTCAGTATAGTAAATCTCTTGAGCCAATAAATAGTTCACCCCTGTCCTTACACTTCCAGGTCCTTTATCGGCACCGATCACGTTCCACCCCTCAATTACTAGTTCCTCAATACTTTTAGGTTCTCTATCTGCGATTATTTCAGCAGACTTTGATATTCCCAATAGTTCTAATTCTCTGGATATAGCTTGATTGGTCAATCCACGTTTATACAATAGCTCGTTCACATATATTTTATTATTGTGTCTTTTTATTTCAAGCAAGGCTGTCGGATCATTTGAGTAACCAAAGTCTAGGCCATATTCTTTTTTATATGGCAGGTCATCAAATTCCTTCGTGGTCATAGGCTTCCAATTTTTAAATATTCGACCCCTAGCACCCTCGGAGACAAAGCCCTTAATCATATTGTAATAATGATCTCGGTTGGTATTTTTATAGTTCTCATAGTTATCAATGGTTGTCTGATTTAGATTGTCTATATTTTCTAAATAAGTACCAAAGATATAATCAGTATTCTTTTGAGTAAGTTTCTTAAGCTCTACCTTAAAGAAACCATCTACTCCTGAATCAATAAGATTGAACCATCTTCTAATAATCCAGTGATTCTTATGGGGTGGGTTCAATAGTAATATAATTTTAATATCTGTGTTCGCTTTACGAATACTGTCGTCAAGCATTAAAAAGTCCTCTTCGGATACTTCATCTGCCTCCTCGATGATAATACAATTAAAACCAGCAAGGGATTTTAGCTTAGATTTTTGATCAGATGATGATTTTCTAAAACCAATACCCTCTACTGAGTTTTTTCCATACTTGAAAAATAAATTGCTTTGTTCTATTGAGTCAGAAATTCCAGCTTCATCAATACGGTCTTGTATTTCTTGGTTAATAGAGTTTTTAATATCTCCTTTTACAAATCTCATCATAGCGCAGCGAAAATAGTCTGGTGCTATTAAGTTTGAAAGAATGAACTGTGAAGCCGTATACGAACGCCCAGAGGCTCTACCACCTAATAGGATAGTGTAACGCTTGTTGTTAGTGAATAGACGTTTGTAGATTTTATTTATTACCTGATCCATAGTCTTTGAATGTTATGGTGTTTCCTTGTATTGGTTTGTCATCACTTGTTACGTCTGACTTTTCTTTCATGCCATGATTGCTTGAAAGTATTAGTTTGGCAATGGTTGGATTGTAGTCACCAGAGAGCCCCATATTTAACAATCTTTCTTTTTGTTCTACGCGTATATGCTCTAAAGCGTAAGAAAAATCTTTATGTTTTTCTTCCCAATCATAGAGTGTAGGCTTAGTTACTTTAATAAAACGAGCAAATCCCTCAATAGTTGGAATCTTTACTATCAGTTTTTTGTCTTCGTTTGTTATATCCTGATGAAGATCAATATACTCCTGAGCTTTATCAATAAAGTTCTTTTTGTATTTAGTTGGTCTACCTCTTTTTTCCATATATAAACATTATACCACTAATAGAAACAAAAAAAACCAAAGATTGCTCGATGGTTTTTTTTGTAAGTTGGTAGCTCGTTATAATTATAGCATGGATCTTATTTATATAGCAAGTAGCTTTTACCTTTGAAACAATCAATAGGTAAAGTATTATCGTTGTATTACTATTATATCATAACGGTAAAAAACTTCCCATAGAGCACACGTGGAGTACCTCTCTTTTATCTTTTTGTTTTATAAGGGTTTTATAGGAAACATAAAACTCCACGTAGAGTTTTATAACAAAAAAAACACCTTAATAAGTGTTTACTTTGTGTCCTTGATCAAATCCTTAATAAATACAACCAATTTAGACAATCTCATTTCGTTTGGATAGATACCATACTCACTTGCCATGAATTGGTTTGTTTCATCTATCAGTTTTTGGTGATGAGTTATTTCCTTCATGTCCTTCGGGTGCAATTCTGTTAGTATTGCAAGCGCGTCAGTCTTGGCAAGGTTTCTAACTTCCTCCCAGAGGTCATACTCTCGCACCTCAACGTCTTTACCGTCTCGATTGATAGTTATTAGTCTTTCCTTTGAGTCTGCCCGTAGTGAGATGATTTTGTCTGATATCTCTTTGTCTAGTTTGTGAATCTCGTCGTATTTTTTAAGTAGATCTTTAATCATTTTTTTTCTTATTAGTGTTTTTAATATTTTCCCATTTCTTATGAACAAGGGTGTACGTTACATTTCCCTTTTCTGTCTCTATTATACCCTTTTCTGACCCTATCTCCAAAATTTTAAGAGTAATAATATCCACATCATTTTTACATAATTCATTGATAGAATATATCTCTAATTTTTTAACAAAGTCATCCAGTAGCAAATAGGAAAATCCTGTTTTAGTTTTTGTTTTAGTAAATGTCATAATTTTATAATAATGGACCTATTAAAATCATTAAAATAATTATTGCTGGAAAGCCTAGAAATACAAATAATAGAAAATATAATGCACCTTTCCTACCTCGGTTAATTGCCTCAGCTAATTCTTCTGTTTCTGATTGTTTTTTCATATATTTTTATTACGTCTTTTTTTAATTAATAAATCAATTTGTCTTGAGTCTTTTTTAAGCATTGCACATAGGTAAAGAAAGTAAATGTTGATTTGAATCTCATCATCAAATTTTTCTTTATTTTTATTCACTATCTTATTATGCTACAAAAAAACCTTTTTACAAAATCCGGTATTACTACCAGTCATTCAAAGTATTATACGCAATTTGCTACAACGTCTTCAAATGAAGCTGGAATTTGTTCTGTTTGTGCGTACTCAATAGAAATATCAACAAATTTATCAAAGCCATATGCTTCTAATGCTCCATCATACATACATGAACAAGATGATATAGCTGATACGTCATCTCCTACGCATCCTTCCATAAATCCTTGTTCAAATTCTTCTTTTAGATCTACATTGTTTTCAATAGGTACATGTATCATTTTTTCATCTGGTTGATTTGAAAAAATAATTGCTCCTGCTATTGCTAGAGATCCAATAATAATTGTAATTGATGTTTTGTTCATTTTGTTTTTTGATTTCCATCTCGGTTATTGATTAGGTTTAATTCTTCTTTTAATAATTCTAGATTTTCTTCTTCCCTTTCAATTAGATTAGAAATAAACTTTTTTCTTTCCTGTTGTACCATGTGTTCTGCGTATTGTTTCATAGAGTCTTTAAAACCATTACAATCATTTAATTCTGCTTCTATTCCCTCTTGCCAAGAATCGCACATACCTAGTATTTTTGTTTTTCCTAATTCTTCAATCTTTTTCTTATCGTGTTTCAAAGGTCTTGGTTGATTAGGTTAATAACGTCCTTTCTATACTGTTCTTGTCCATAATCAAATGCCTCTAGTTTTGTTTCAAACACTTCAGCTAAAGAATATTCACTTTTACCATCACGTTCAGTATCTATGAGGTGGAATAGTTTTACAATCCTATCCCTGTCTTGTTGCACCATGTATTCTGCGTATTGCTTAATAGCCCTTTCTACCTCTAATTGAGTATACTGAGTATAGTTTACACACTCTAATACTTCTTCAATCTTTTTTTCATCGTGTTTCATAGTTCTTGGTTGATTGTTCGGTTAATTAATTGTTTTGTTTCCTTGTCAGCTATTTTTTTAAGTTCTTTTTGTTTATGTACCTTTCCCTCTAGACAATAATCACATTTACAATTATTTTTACTCATATGGTTTTAGTTATGTTAAATAAGTTTCTTAACTCCATGTGCCAGCCATTACCACGTTCATCAATTAGTCCAACAAGAGTGTATTTTCCATGAGTATCAAACTCTGTTATTCTGAATAATCCCTTTTTATTTTTTACACGAGCTGTACCTCCAACAGATAAAAGTCTTCTGTTTACTCTGTACTGATGTATTTTCTGTCCTGTTGTTTTAGTCATGGTCTTGGTTTATTGGGTTAATAATATTACCAACATCCTTATTATTTAAATGAATACCTCCTATGTTTTTTATCCTCTCCCTCTTTTGTTGTACCATGTGTTCTGCGTATTGTTTAGCAACAGAAATTTCCTTGGTGTATTCTGGAAGACTCCACAAAAGACCAGTTTCAACTATAATATCAATAAGTTTTTTTTGATCGTGTTTCATAGGTTTTTTTTGATTACTTCAATAACTGCTTTAATTCCATTATTAAATGTTGCTTCATAGCCATAAGTTTCAACAGGTGTTTCTCCGTCAATGCAATCTACAGGGTTTTCATCTTCAAAAAGTTTTCTAGCTTTCTCT